GAGAGGCTGTTACGCATGAAGACGATCTTCTCTGCGTCGTTCGGCGTGAGCTGCACATAGGCCGTGGCCCCGAGGTCGCCCCCATCCACAAACTCAATGAACTTGTTCCGGCCATCGCTCAGGGTGCCATCAGTGATGTCGATGGTGTTGGGCGAGCCAGAGGTGCCCGCAGCCGCCAGCGTGACCGAAACGACGCCATTGATCCCTTGGTCGATGATGTCGAAGTTGAGGTTGGTGGTGATGTCCCAAGTGCCGGACTGCTCACCGCTCCCGATCTTCTCGATGCCAAGGTTTGTGGTATAGGTGCTCGGCATGGCTTAGCCCCCGTTCGCCGCCTCAAAGGCCGCAATGACCTCCGGCGTGTGGAGAGCATTCGCAATAGCCACCACCTTGGCGTCCTCGCCGCTCGTGCTCTGCCCCGGCACCACAATATGACGGGAGAAAGACCGGGAAATCTCTTCACCGTCGCGGCGGATAACCGCAGCAGTGCGGACCTGAAGGATGCAGAACTGCCCCATCACTTCGATCTTATCTACTTCTGTCGATTCGGTAAGCATGATGACTCCTGCTAGGTTGTTTCGTAGGTGGCCGATCCATAAACTTTTTCAGTGGACGAAATAGGGCCAAAGTTAAAATCTCCCGACCCGGTCAGAGATGCCCCAACGGCCCATTGATTTATTGTGCTTGGCGTCTGTTGCCACGCATTTGCAGAAGCCGAAATAAAGTCTAAGCCAATTCCATTCGGGTTATATATTACAAAAGGCAAGCTCCTGAACGTACATACAGATGATACAGCGAGCGATGCCCCGTCAATTACAAGCCGCACATACACTTGGCGCCCGACCTTGGTGTAGGTGCCAGTAATACTGCCGATCGTTCCGGTCATCCCCGCAAGCAAGGTGGGCGACCACGTTCCCTCTTCGTAATCGTCGAGGAAGTTGGCGCTGGTCGTACCGCCGAGGTACATGCCGCCAGATAGGTACAGGTCCTGCCAGCGCTTGGTAGACGAGCCGAGGTCGTTGTTGTCGTCGGTGGTGGGTTCGACGTTGCTGCCGATAGAGGTGAAATCAGGATCGGAAGCGTCTACATACGCTTTGATCGACTGCTGAGTCGCGAGCGCGGTGTCACTATCCGAGGACATATCGTCTTCGTCAAGGATAGCCGTGACCGTAGTGCCTGAAGCAAGCGAAACGCCCTCCGCCCGCAAGCTGTTGAAGACGTTCGTTACCGTAGCACCGACACCGGCACCGTCGAACTTGAGGACAACGTCTTTACCATTAGGGATTTCGAAGTCGTTTGACGCGTTATAGGTGCCTTGAAACACGATAACGCTGCGGCCACCAGACAAGCTGTTCCGCATAAATACGACTTTTTCAGCATCGTTAGGCGTGAGCTGAACATAGGCCGTAGCCCCAAGATCGCCACCGTCCACAAACTCGATTAGCTTGTTTCGACCAGCAGACGTAGCGCCGTCCGTGATGGGTAGGGTATTGGGGGAGCTAGAGTCACCGGGGACAGCAAGGGTCTCGGTATGGACGCCGTTGATACCTTGGTCGATGATGTCGAGGTTAGTGTTGGTCGTAGTACCCCACACCCCCGTTTGCGCACCGGATTCGATCTTCTCGATACCCAGATTGGTGGTATATGTACTCGGCATGTCCTAATCCTCTAGCTAAGCCGCTACGTCGGTCCAATCAGGTGTAACACCGGGCACTACATCTACCCAGATACCGCCAGACGGGTTTATATCATTCCACGAATTACCGGGCGTTGGTACTATATCACCCCACACGTTAACAGTACCCACTTGCCCCGTTCCCGCTACACCTATCGGGAATACATTGGCCGCGCCTGTTACTGTTACGTCCCCTACGGACCCAGTAGCTTGAAGGCCGGTCGGGACAATCGTCTGCCCTAACTTAACAAAGACCGTGCCGACAGCGCCTGTGGCCTCAAGGCCAGACGGAGAGACATTTGCACCAGCGGTAACAGCTACACTACCGACCTGTCCGGTAGCTTCTAGTCCGTTAGTAGGTACATTAGCATCGGCATGTACCGTTACTGTACCAACTGCACCAGTAGCCTCTAGGCCAGAGGGGACTAGTACGGCGTCAGTAGATACTGAAACCGTTCCAACTGCGGTCGTTGCCTGCTCGCCCGTAACCTCGACGGGTATGGGTTGTCCCCACGGGCCTTGACCCCAGTAGCCGCGCCCCCAGCCAGTGATTATCATGGCTTAATTAGGCGATGCGGATGATGGCGTTGGAAGCGTCAGCAGTCGGGAACTGGATGGTGAAATCACCTGCCGTAGACGTTTTGTCCGAACCGAAGTCCAGCACGACCACAGCAGCATCAGCCTCAGTGCTGTTGTAGATCAGCGCACCGCGAGCCGTGATAGACGCAGAGGACCACGTCGTATCGGCAAAATCGGTGAACGCCGTCGTGCCAGAGCTGGTCGGAGTCACGTTCGTGAGCGTGTTGCCCCCAGCCGTATAGCCCGTGCCGCTAGCCTCGTTAGAGGTGCTGTACGCCGTAGTGGTCGCGTCAAGGGTAGCCGCGCTGGTGAACAATGCGATCTTGAACGTATCGCCCGTCCCGTTGGTGAAGTCGTGCGTGCCGGTTAAGAGCTGAGTCTTAAACGACGTGCACATTGCTTGAGTAATCGCCACGTCATAGCCTCCTTATGGCATCCGCTAATTCGGGGTGCCCTGCCTCAATTAAGGCATTGTAGATAGTTGTCCGGTCACTGGAAATGGCCTCACGCATGTAGTGCGCTACCACCTTCCCCATGTCCGCCTTGAACGCTTTAGCCTGATCTCGGATCAGGGGGTGTGCAGTTTCGGACACACTCATCAGTCTATCGACGCAACGCCCTGCTACTTCTTCTGGCGTGAACCCCCGATTATTCGTCGTGTGTACGGTGACGATAGGTTCGGAGGAGACCGAAACATCTACGCTAAACATTAACTCACCGGCATCCTGTACTGCCCAGAACGGTAGGCGTCTTCACGAAGCTTACCATCTCCGAGCATTTTCAAGAGCCCAATAGCTTGGACATACAGCTTCTCGTAATTCTGCACAATATCCGGCTCAGCCTTCATAAAGCGAGCAGCTTCGACAAGGGCACCATTAAGTAGTGCAGAATCAAACTCATCGCCTAGCCACGTCGTACCCGCCGTCACGATGGATTCAGGGTAGTAGCCGTAATGCAGCTCGACCGTATAAGTGGAGTCAGGCGTCGGGCCTACGATAAAGAAGTCGTCATCAAAGAACGCATAGTGCTGGGGCAGGCCCGTACCTGAGGACGCCGGGTAAGCCTCACGAATGAAGTTCACGTCCTTGTTCAGCAGGTACTGGTAGTCCCCAGAGCCATCCACCGCCGCCAGACTGTAGGCGTAGAGGAAGTCCGAGGGCAGCGCCAGATACTGATTGCCCACCGTGAAGTTACTCGTGGCGTTACGACGCAGAGCAGGAATCTGAACAGCGTTATAAATCTTCTGCTCAGCCTGCTCCGTGAACATAGCGAGCTGAGCGTCCGTGAAAGTCGTTTCACAGATGTCCTGAATGTTAGTCTTCAGCTCGGTGTAGTTCATGACTTACGCCCTATGCCATCGGCCCACGGGCCATGGTGCCCTTGGTAGCTGCGCCCGTACCACGAATCTTGATCCCAGACGTTTTCATATTGATCGGCTGGTTGATCTTCGGGCTCGGAACTTTCTTGATCTTGCCGGTGTCTTTAACTTTCATGACCTACTCCTAACTCGTTGTGACGGTCACTGTACCAACAAACCCCGCACAAGGCGCGGGCTGTAACGGGACAATAATAGCGCGGCTCTGCGCGTATTCAGCACTGTCTGGGCGCGGGTTACGGATAGCCTGCGGGTCATCCACCGGGTACTCGCCCAACTGCAACTGCGGCTGATCCGGGTCCCAGCACTCAGGGCACGCCTTAATGTTCGTATCGCGGCGCTTGACGAAGACGTTCCGTAGCTCACGCAGCTTGTACTGGAACCCGCAGACATCGCAGATACCAAGGGCTCGCTGGCTAGAAGCGAACCGGTTACTCATCAGATACGTCCTATGCGCGGCACGAAGCGGGCGTTGGTCTTCACCCGGTCTTCGCTCGCTGCGCGATCAAACTCTTCCTCGTAGGCTGCCTTGAGCATTTGTACCCGCTGGGCTAGCTCCGGCACCTTCATAGCAATATGGTAGGCCAGTCCTGCCACCAAGCAGGGGAGAAAGCGGAAGGGCATATCTGCGGTCTGTACCCCCGCCCCAGCGTCCTCAATGCGCCGCATGCGCCAATACTTGAAGGTGTAGTCGTTGCTGTCCGGCACGGGCCAGACGTTGATTCTGGGGGCATCCACAAGCCGCTCAATCCAAAACTGGATAGGCCGTCCGGTCGTCGTCTTGTTTGGGATAGAGGCGTAGGTGCTGACGCTGATCCGGTTGATGGTCAGGTCTTGCTGCGTCGAGCCCGAGCCCGTACGGATAACTTGTTCTAGCAGATCAACGGTGTCGGCAGGCAGGGTGTACTGGGCCGTGCCGTTGACCAAGGAGACAGTGCCTTCATCAATGGTCCAGAGGTTGATCCCCCGGTTCTGCCATTCGATGGTCATGAGGTTCATGGAGCGGCGTGCAGTACGCAGGTCGTAACCAGAGCGCATTTCCCGTCCGGCACGCTCCCATGCTTCCTCGGCGATCTCCGTGAAGTCCATGTTAAACGCTGTTGTACCGGACGTAGCCATTTACTTCTTCCTCTGCAGAGGCTTCACACGGCGGGGTTTGCCTGCTGGCTGGCCGAGACTCTTCTTCTGCGACACCCTGCTCTTCTTCTCAGCAGCC